TCAGATGGTCAAAATCAGCATTCTGTGACCTTCGATATCCAGACGGCGAAAATTCATCCCATAGGCCTGCGCCAGATTTGGCGGCGTGAGCACCTCTTCTCTGCGTCCACTGGCCAGCATTTTTCCACCTTTTAGCAACCACGCCCGATGCGCATGACGCAACGTGTGGTTGAGATCGTGACTGCTCATCACAATCGCCAGTCCTTGCTGACACAGCGCGCTCAGAATTTTGTCTAACGCACTTTGTTGCGCAACATCAAGACTGTTCATCGGCTCATCAAGAAGCAGCAATTGGCCTGCGGGATTGGCTTGTGGTGTGATTTGCAACACCACCGCAGCAAGACGTACGCGTTGCCATTCACCGCCGGAAAGTTGATTGGTGCTACGACCGAGTTTGTCATCAAGAGCCAGCGCCCCTGCGACATCATTCAGTAGTTCGGTACGCGTTTTATCGTGCTGATGCAGTGTCAGGTAGTGCCAGACCGGCATTGCAAACGGCGGCGTCTGCTGTTGTGAAAGATAGGCGCGATGCAGCGCGAGTTTTGTTGCGGACCATGCTTCCAGGGGTTGCCCCGCGAACTGAATGCTTCCCTTACCGCTGGTCATTCCGGCCATTCGTGCAAGCAAGGTACTCTTACCCGCGCCATTCGGCCCCACCAGGTGCAGGATCTCCCCAGCCCGAACCTCGCCAGAAAGTGGCCCCAGGCGGGTAGATTCCGCAACATCCTGTAACTGCATCACAATAGACATTATTTTGCCAACGCCAGTTTAATGCTTTCCATCACAATGGGGTCTTCCGGCGTCATATCCGGGGAAAAACGCTGGATGACCAATCCGTCCCTGCCAACTAAAAATTTCTCAAAATTCCATAAAATATCATCAGGGTACAGCGGTGCACGACCTTTGCTGACCATACGGGCATAGAATCCGCTCTCTTCCGGCGCGACTGCGGTCGGCGCTGCGGCAATCAATTTTTGATACAGCGGATGGCGTCCTTCGCCGTTAACTTCAATCTTACTGAACATCGGGAACGTCCCCCCCCATGTGGTGGTACAGTAAGTTTTAATCTCTTCATCGCTGCCCGGTTCTTGTTCCAGAAACTGGTTGCACGGGAATCCCAGCACCACAAAACCTCGATCGGCCCAGGCTTTCTGAATATTCTCCAACTGCTCATATTGCGGCGTTAAGCCACACTTTGAGGCGACATTGACAATCAACAGCACATTACCGGCGTACTTCTCCAGCGTGGTCACTTCACCGTCGATATCTTTCACTACGGTCGTCAGAATGGAATCTTGCATCGTTTCTCCTGGGTGTGGTCAGTAAAAATCTTAGCTTTTAATCATAGACCGTCTTTTTGCGGCTAACGTCTTGCTTTTAACAATAACCAGATAAACACCGGCGCACCCAACGTTGCGGTGACCACGCCAATAGGCAGCTCTGCGGCAGCTAATGCCAGGCGCGCTACAATATCGGCCAGCAGCAATGCGCTCGCCCCTGCCAGCGCGCAGCCGGGAAGTAATACGCGATGATCGGTTAAACCACACAACCGAAGAATATGTGGGATCACCAGACCAATAAAGCCGATAGCACCCGCCAGCGCCACACTGACGCCAACCATCCAGCCGGTCGCGGCCACCAGCACATTGCGCCAGAACCACAGGGGTAAACCCAGTTGCCGCGCCGAGATCTCGCCAAGTGCTAACATATTCATCGGCCTGGACTGACAACAGATCCACAACAACACGGGGATCAATGCCAGCATCAGCCAGCTTTGCCGCCAGTCTACGCCGCCAAAACCGCCCATCATCCAGTACATCAGCTGACGTAAATCAACAGAGGTGGAAAAGTAGATAGCCCACGTCATTAGTGCGCTACAGATAATCCCTAATGCAACGCCAGCCAGCAATAACCGACTGGTCGAAAGATGACGACGGGCGAAACGTAAGAGTATTAAAGTGATGATAAGCGCGCCAGCAATCGCACACAGCCCTAGCGCCCAGTTGGGGAGTTGCCCTTGCCCAAGCAATACCGCGGCGATAAGCCCCACGCCTGCGCCGTTAGAGACCCCAAGTAGTCCAGGTTCTGCCAGAGGATTTTCAAACAACGCCTGCATTACAGCGCCGGATATAGCCAGCGCCGCACCAACCAGCAATACAGCCAGCGTACGTGGCAGGCGAATTTGCCAGACGAACAGTTCGCCACGAGGAGTAAACCAGTCACCTAGCGAGATCCATTGTTCACCGGCGCAAAGGCTTAAGAGAAGCGCCAGCAGCATCAAAACTGACAGGCATAATAACCAGCGAATATTTTGTCGCTGTTGTTGGCGGGCAAGTGTCAGCATGGTATCCGTTCTGCTGAAGTGTCATGGCGTTGATTTTACGGTGACTCTTCGACAGTGAAAAGAAAAAAGGCCGCAGAGCGGCCATAAACACAAGTAAAAATCAACAAGTTAGATAATTATCAAAGACTTACAGACACACAAAAACACAGCCAACCACAACAAATAACAGGGATGTGGTCACTTTGTGGATCATATCGCCGCCATAAATTTACTTAATAACAGTAACCACAGCCACAAGCACGGCCATCGCAGACAGGACAATACCTGTGAGTAACCAAGTCTGATTTGCAAATGATTTCTGAAGTTCAGTACGATGCTCAGCCATCTCAACTTTCAGAGACTGGCGTAAATCAGCCATCTCAGACTTCAGGGATTGGCGCGATTCTGCCATCTCAAGCCTCAACCCTTCGCGAATCTCCAGTACATCAGATTTGGTAGCAAAGGATTCGCTTCTTGTAGTGAGAGTAATCAGGTTGTTTTTGATTTCAGTCACATCACTTTCCAGGCAACTGACCCGCCGTTCAAGGTCGTCATTCATGCCATCACCTCCATCATTACCACTTCCTGTTACTTGGTTGTTGGATACATTATAGGCATTCTCTTTCTTTTTTCTGAACCGCGAAATATGTGCAACATTCTCTGCCATCACTTCTCATCACCCTGCTTGCCTACCCAGTTCATAAAGGCCCGGGCCGAGTAACGATGAACAAACCCACATCTGTTACAGGTAAGTCGGAATTCATAGTTATGGATATTTTCCCGATCATGTCCCTCATATCCCGGATACCCAGTAAATGGACCGATGTAATCAAGCATAACAAAAGTGCCTAAATCACACTCCTCAGCAGTTTTCGGCTCAGGCCCCACCTCAACAATATTCGTCAAATACATGTACATATCCGTATCGCCACACGACAAACATTTTTCATTCGTAGACGACTCATTGAGAAAACGCGCAAAATTATCGAGCGTTGCCATTCTTTTAAGTTCATCTAAATGAAACTTCACTCTTAAGCACCTCCTAGTGGATTAAACCTCACCGCATCCTGCAGGTAATCCGGCGCAAGATGGGCATAAATCATCGTTGTCTGAATCTTTGCGTGCCCCAGAATTTTCTGGAGCGTCAGAATATTGCCGCCGTTCATCATGAAATGACTGGCGAAGGTGTGGTGCAGCGCATGAACAGCCTGGCCGTCAGGAACATCAGGTGCGACCGTTTTGATGACATCGCGAACCAATGAATAATCCAGCGTCGGAAACACCAGTTTCCCGCCCCGTTTTTTGATCTTTTCAAACAGGCTTTCAGAAATAGGAACGGTACGGTTTTTGCTGTTCTTCGTTTTTGAAAAAGTGATTCGACAATGAAGAACACGGCGCTGCTCCAGTGCCGCTACCTCGCCCCATCGCGCCCCGGTCGACAGAAGGATTTCGACAGCCAGTCGTTCATCGGGATTTTCAGCCAGTGCATCCAGCAACTGAACACATTCAGACTTACTCAGATATCCCATTTCGCGCTCCTTAACCTTCATTCCTTTAAGGCCTTGAACGGGGTTATCGTTAAGAAAATGGCCGGATGAGATGAGTGCGGTAAACATCGCGCTTAACGCCCCAATCTCTCGATTTATGGTGCTGGGCTGTATCCCCTGCTCTATCCTGGACACACGTAGCTCGGTGAGCATCGTTGTATTAAGTTTATGCACGCACGGGTCATCCATTGCTTCACTCAAGCGCAGCAATTTAAGGCGCGTGTTATGCCCTGACTTCATTAGCTGGCCGTGGTATTTCCACCACAAGTCAATAAGCACTGACAGAGGACGGCGATCAATAGAGTTTCCTTTCCACTCATTGTTATGCTGTTGCGCCAGCACCCACCGCTCATATAAAACTGCATCCGATTTCGTTTTAAATTTTTTGCGAATGCGTTTGCCTTTACGCCCCTCAGGGCACATGTCAAGAAGATACCCTCCCAGAATTGATTTTATGCTCATTCGTGAAACCCCAGCGTTACAAGACCACCATGCCCCCAGCGTTCTATGATTAGCCGGGCTGTGTACCAGTCTTGCGGGATTTTTGAGAAGACGATGTGTTTTCTGGCCCATCAGGGGAGAGAGAGGGACTGATCTGCCCAGCAGCCTCATTTGTTTTTCCCGTCATAAGCCAATTCATGTACTTAAAAAAGCGAGGGTGATTAACAATCTTGATAAGCACTTCGCCCCCTATGTTTTCAATCCGCCCCGTTTCATAACGACGCAAAGTGCCGATAGGCACATCAATCAGGCCGCAAAATTCTTCGCGCGTTAAATCCTCTGATTCACGAATCACTCTAATTTTTTCACCGATAAGCATTGACAGTGTCCCTATAAGTACACTAAGCTTGCGCACAAGGTGTACTTATAAGCACACCAAGTCACAAACAACCACAGATAGCGCAGGTTATCACACATGGCAAAAGTCCTGAACACACACGAACAGGCAGACTTTGAGCGTTTAGCAGCGTTCTATCCCTACCGCGATGAGCATGGGTTACCAGTACTTGAAGAAAGCCTGAAAGATTACGCAAAGCGTACCAACCAAGCTGTTAACACAGTGAAAAGACAGGCTGACAGAGGTTCAATTCCCATCAACCAAGATGAAAAGAACTCAAGACGCACAGTAAATCTCTTCGCTCTTTTCCTGAAAACAATCAGGAGCGCAGAAAAATACGTGCAGATGACAAAATAACGAGGTGTCATTTTATGCTGAAGCAACGCCGTAATTTTCGTACCGGAACAGAACGCCACGCTAACCGTTTCACTACCAGTGCATCACGCAGCAACATCCGCTACAGCCTGAGTGATACACACGCAACGCAGGATGGCTACCCAGTAAAACAAATCGGCGAGCACACCTGGCTGATTGAGAAAGCTGGAATCGTGATCCACAAATGCCCACGCAATCCGTTTACCGGAAACCGCATTTTTGCATTGAGCTGTGGCGACAATCAGTGCGGGCAGGATTTCACATTATACGAAGCACTTCGCACGATTGATCGTCTGCTTCGCGGGCAAAGTTTTATTAAACAGACTGATTTATAACAGGTGCTTTATGACCAAAGACCATGCACAAGGTGTATTTATCCGTTTTATTGATTTTCGCGGTGAACTGTTATTACGTGCATCCGCTATTGACGGAGTGACTCCGGCGGGTAAAAACGGAGCCGACGAAGCCACTTACGTTTATCTGAACGGCACGCGACTGCTTGTGGAACTTCCGTACCAGACCGTACGAGAAATCATTAGCGAAGCTGAAAAGGCACGCCAGGTTAATGGCGATGAACCCTATATCGAAATTATTTGTATGGATTCAGAAGCTGAAATACAGAAAGCAGATTAAAGGGCGTTGTGATGGGCAAAGAATATAAAACTCTCATTAACAAAGCACTTGAGCGTTTTTATTTTCGCTTAAGTGCATCAGGCGCTCATGCTGAACGTGCGGCCCGTGACTCATTGACCAGAGCAATCCGAAGTCTGTATGACGTGGCTTTTTACGCTGATGATCTGGATGCACTTAACGAACTTTCCGAGCTGATCTGTGCCGCAGTGGATTTGCCCCTATATTTCCAGACATCTGTTATCACTTAA